TAAAGATATTACTTAATTTACTTGGAAAAGGAGATAACGGAAGGTCTAATATAGGAGGGCTAGCTTTAGATATTAGAGAGGCTATAAAAGGCAAGGAGCTAGACCCTCAAAGACTTATAGAGTTACAAAGTGAAATAAATAAGCTAGAGGCTCAGCATAGAAGTATGTTTGTCGCTGGTGCTAGACCTTTTATTTTATGGGTTTGCGGTTTTGCTTTGGCGTGGAATTTTGTTTTACATCCTTTTGTAAATTATTTTGCGGTGCAAATGGGTTACCCTTCAGTGCCACCATTGTTAGATATGAGCGAGTTATACCCTATCATTATGGCTCTTTTAGGTCTAGGAGGGTATAGAACTTACGAAAAATTAAAAGATAAAACTAGATAATGGGTAAGTCATTAAATAGGAGAGGTAAATATAGTCATTGTACTAGGGCGCAAAAAAACGGTAGAAATAAACCAGCTAAAAAAAACTAAATGGCAACAAAACAACTATATAGCGCAAATCATTTCCATAGACTTAGTTTTGGTAATTTTGGTTTTAGACTACTTGACGAAGATGGCACTACCTCTACTACTGGAGGAGAAGATTTTTGCACTATACACTGTTTAAAAAATGCAGTAGTTTCTCTGACAAGTAATATAAGCACTGGAGACAGCTCTATTACAAATTTAGATTTAAAAGAAGGTCATATAATCTACGGAGATTTTACCAGTATTTCGATCACCTCTGGAACTGTGATTTGTTATTTGCATAGATAATGAGCTTAGGTAGTGGCAATAGCTTTTCAAAATCAACTAAAACGGTCTCTAGTGTTAGGCGTATAATTAATAAAATACTAAACGAGCTTTGGGATTTTAGAAATATAAACTGGGAGTCAGATACTGCGAACTGGGATGACTAAAAATTAGTAAATTTGTAAAAAATTAAAATATGGGTACTACGCTTACTGGTAACAAAATCAAAGACACATATAAAAGTTTAATAAAAGTAACAGACAACTTAGAGGCTAGTACCTCTGGAAAACAACTATCAGACGGTAATGGTAACGATTTTGGGCTTTTTGTAGATACTGACGGAGTAGTAGGAATCGGAGCGGCTGCTAATTTTTCTCTAGACATATCTTCAAAGACAGACGGAGTAGCTTTGCCAATCGGTACGACAGCAAACAGAGCAACTGGCTCAGCTGGGATTATTAGATATAACAGCACACTATCTAAACTAGAATATTTTGACAGCTCTTACCAGCAAATAGCCTCAGAGTCTTATGTATCTACTCAAATTAATAATCTTATAGATAGTGCGCCTAGCACCCTAGATACTCTTAATGAGATAGCTCAAGCTCTAAATGATGATGCTGATTTTTATACAACTATTACAAATCTAATTGATAAAAAGCAAAATAAAAGCGAGCCACATTCAGCGACAGCGCAAACTTTTACAGTTACGGTAGCCAGTAAGACCTCTGCGCATAGATATAATGGAACTGGCTCAAGTAACGCCTATGTTATTGATGGCGTGCAAGCTCCTTACATAACGATTACCGCTGGTAATACTTACAAATTTGACCAGTCTGACTCGTCTAATGCGACTCACCCTCTAGCTTTTTATTACGAGGCTGATAAGACAACTGCATACACCGCTGGGGTTACAACAAATGGGACAGCTGGTAGCTCTGGAGCTTATACTCAGATAATAGCTACGGATTCTACGCCTACTGTATTGCATTATCAATGCAGCTCTCATGCCTATATGGGTAATACTGTTAATTTTGATACTCGTAATTTAACTGGTTTTGATACAGACGATTTAACAGAAGGGACAAACTTATATTATACAGATACTAGATTTGACACTAGACTAGGTAACAAGTCAATAGGCGATCTGTCAGATGTCAATTTAACTGGCGTAGCAAACAATAAAATATTAAAATACGATTCCAGTACTTCTAAATTTATAATTGGTGACGATGCCTCAGCCTCTGGAGGTGATACTTACGACTTAAACGCTACGACAGATGGCTCTAATGTAGATTTAAATTTAACTTCTACTTCTGGCTCTGATAACTCAGTAGTGCAGCTTACAGCTGGGTCTAATATTACACTTACTAGAAATAGTGCTAATGAAGTCACAATAGCTGCCTCTAGTGGAGGCGGTGGAGGCTCTACGACACTTGTAGTAGAAACTTTTAGCGGTGACAATTCTGACACTACCTTTACTATGTCTAATACTATTGCAAGTGAGAATAATTTGCAAATTTATATAGACGGTGTATATCAGTCTAAAAGTACTTACTCGACTTCTGGTCAAGTTATTACATTTTCGACAGCTCCAGCAACTGGGACAAATAATATAGAGGTTACTCATGCAGTAGCTTTAGGAGGTACTCCAAATATAGAAATAGATACATTTAGCGGTAATAATTCTACGACAGCTTTTACGCTATCTACTGAGCCAGCTACAAAAAATCATTTACAGATTTATATAGATGGCGTTTACCAGTCTAAGTCTAATTACAGCACTAGCGGCACTACTTTAACTTTTACAACTGCGCCAGCTACTGGGTCTAGTAATATTGAAGTAACACATATAAAACTTTCGTAAATTTGTAAAAAATATAAGATATGGCAATAACAAAAGTAACTGGAGACGTAATAGCTGACAACGCTATCGACCACGATCAGCTCGCTAATAGATATACTGCAAGCGTTTCAATAACTTCAGCATCTACAATAACAATAGACACTTCTAGCGGTGACGTTTTTACTTGGACAGCTGGACACACCGCAGCGGTCTCATTTACTAATGTAAAAGTAGGCTCTACTTGTTCTTTAGTAATTACTGGAGGGTCTGGCTCTTACGGTATTAGTTTTTCAAATATAAATGGCTCTAGTGGCTCATTTAGAAAAATCTCTGGCACTTATAGCGACACTGTAAAAAATCTTATAGAATTTAAATTTGTATCAACCTCAGAGGCATTTTATCAAATCTCTCAAGAAGCAACCTAAAATTATGTATGCACAAAATAAAAACGGAAAAATAAGAATTTATCAATCAGCACCCAGCGAATTTTCTGGAAGTCAAAAAGAATATGTCTCTGGCTTTGACCAGTTATCTAGTAAAGATCAAAAGGCTGAGGGTCTTTTTCCTTTAGTGTTACCAGAGGGCTACGATTCAAGGATTCATAATTTAGGTGAAATATCTTTTGACTCCGAAAATAGTCAATTTAAATATGCTATGAGCGACAAGACTTGGACAAAAACTTTAGCCGAGTTAAAATCAGATAAAATAGCAAATCTTAAAAATATAGCAAAATCAGAATTTAAAGAAAAATACGACTGGTATTTTATTAGAACACTTAGAGACCCTTCTAAGGCTGTCCCAGAAGATATAAAAACAGCTGCAAACGATTTAGCGGCTTTAGTAGACCAAAAAGAAAAAGACATAAATAATCTAAAGTCAAAAAGTAAAGTAATATTATTTGACATAACATTATAAATTTTAAGTATGGCTCTTAATAAAAAGCTATTTAATACAGCTAGCGAAGATACAATAACGCCCAGCCAGCATTTTCAGACATTCAAATATAAAGGTAATGGCGGTACTCAAAAAGTAGGCTCTCATATAAATACTGGCTTAGAGTTTAATGGTACTAGCACTAGAGTAGATACCTCTGGTTTAAATTCATTTTTTGGCAAAAAGCAAACTTTTTCAGTAAGTGCATGGGTTAACTGTACTGCCTCTGGTAATAGAGCTATTTTTGACGATTACAATGGTGCAAATCAAAATATAGCTTTATATTTTTATGATGGGACTATAAACTTTTTTATGAGATATAATAATACAGATGTCACTGGTTTAAATACTGGCTCGACTACATATTACTTTGACTTCCATCATGTCGTAGCTACTTCAGATCAAACAACTGCTAAACTTTATGTAGATGGCTCTTTAGTAGCCTCCGCTAGCGTAACTTCTCAGTCTTACTCTGGTGGCTCTCCGTCTGTAGGTATAGGAAGGCAAGCACAAACAAGCGCTACTATGAATTACTTTAACGGAGTTATTGATCAAGTAAGAGTATTTAGTAAAGCTATTTCCTCTACTGAGGTGACAACACTTTATAACGAAACTTACAGCTCTACCTCTAAGTCAGTTACAGATATTTTTGGCGATAGATCGGCACTGGCTTTATACCAATTTGAAAACTCAGTAAATGACACTGGAGGAGCTTCTGGTTATTATGGCGCTGGCGCTATATTTAATGGTAGTAGTAGTCATATAGATATACCCTCTCCAATACCTTACACTAATACTGATTTTAGTTTTACTGGCTGGTTATATTTAAATTCCTCATTTGGTAGTGGTTTTCAAACTATTATAGGTGCTGGTGACAAGACTACTGGCGAAGGTATTTTTAGAATTTTAATTAGATATAGTAGCTCAAATAATTATACTATTGAACCTTTAAGAGCCTTTAGTGGTAATTCTTATTATGCAGCAACTTCTGATTACTCTGCACAAACAATAAACGAAAAAACTTGGTTTCATCTTGTATTTACTTATACGGCATCTTCAAAATCAGCGAATGTATATTTAAATGGCAGTTCAATCTCATCAACAAATTTGACAAATACTTCGACAGATGCTACTAATTCTGGGGTATTGGCTTTAGGTCAATATAGGGATTCAAGTAGTGGTTACTGGGATGGTAAAATGGATGAAATTAGAATTTATTCAGACGTTTTAACTTCAACCGAAGTTGGACACATATACAATAATACAACTGCATCAATACCTACAGACAATTTAGAGGCTTATTTTAAATTTGAAGGTAATGCTCAAGACGAGCAGCAACAATATGACGCAACATCTACAGATGTAATTTATAGATATGATGGCTCTGGTAACGATATTTCTTTTCAAGGCTCTACAAATTTCCGTCCAGATTTTACTTGGACTAAGATGTTAGGAAGTAATAATCATCAATTATTCGATAGTGTAAGAGGTGTTAATAAAGAACTTGAAAGCAATACAACAGCTGAGGAAGTAACAAATTCCAATAGTCTAACAGTTTTTAATTCAAATGGATTTACAGTTGGCTCAAGCAATAATGAAAATCAATCTGGTACAGAATATATTTCATGGAACTGGCGTTCTGGAGGTGCGCCTACTGCATCAAATACTAACAGCTCTGGAGCTATGACTTCTAACAGTGTAAGTCTTAACGGTACTTTGCAAAGCTCTTATACTCCTAGCGGCTCGCCATCTATATACCCTACGAAAATGAGTATTAATACTACTTCTGGATTTTCAATAGTTTCATATACTGGTAATGGGTCAGCTGGTGCAACTATTCCGCATGGTTTGTCTAGCGCTCCAAATTTAATTATTACAAAAGGGACAACTGGCTCAGCTGGCGTAACAAACTGGAATGTTTATAGTAGTGTGACTGGTGCTACTAAAAAATTAGTATTAAATTCGACAAATGGTCAATCTACTAACACTACTTGGTGGAATGATACAGCACCTACTACTAACGTCTTTTCTTTAGGAACAACTGGAGACTCTAATTATAATACAAGCAATTATATAGCTTATTGTTTTCACAATGTAACTGGTTTCCAAAAAATCGACTCGTTTGTCGGTAATGATTCGACAGATGGTGTAATCGTAGAAACTGGTTTTGAAGTTGGTTGGCTACTTTTAAAAAATACTACAACTGACGGTAATAGCTGGGCAATTATAGATAACACAAGAAGCGTTGTAAATCCAAGACTAGATGTTTTATTTCCTAATAGTACTGATAATACCTATACATCAACTGGCGGAGTAAATTTTTTGACTAATGGATTTCAAGTTGTTAGTACTGATAACTTTTTAAATGGCTCTGGTGACACTATGTTATATTGGGCAATAGCAGCTGACCCTTCGACTGCCGCTACTCCTACTGTTACTAAATCTTTTGATGTGGTCACTTATACTGGTACTGGTGCAGCTCAAAACATTCTTTCAGATATTAAGGCTGATTTCGCTTGGATAAAATCTACAAGTCACAGCACTAGCTGGGAAATGCATGACACTGTTAGGAATGAGCCAAGTCGAATTTCTTCAGATTCAAGTAGCTCAGACCCAGCTACTGCAAATGGTTTTGTAGAGTTTATAGACGGTGGATTTAGTTTAGATAGCACTGGTGGCGGTGGTGAAGTAAATGCAAGTGGTAGAACATACCAAGCACTACTCTGGAGCGCTGGTTCACACGAAGGTAATTTAGCAACTGCAAATGAACAAGGTAGCATTTCTTCGGTTACTTCAGTGAATGATGCTAGTGGATTCAGTATCGTAAAATATATAGGTAATGGTACAAATGGCGCTACTGTCGGTCATGGTCTTTCTGTCAAACCAGAATGGATTTTTATAAAAAATTTAGACGATTCATTCGGTTGGATTGTTTACGATACAAATGTAAATAGCGTAGGTTATTTGCATCTTACTGATGCTTTCGACACATCGAGGCTTTCTTGGGGATTTAACAGTACAGCACCTACATCAACCGTTGTTACTTTAGGTTACAATGGGCAAGCTGCGGTAAATGGAGATGGCAAAGCCTATATTATGTATTGTTTTAGTTCAATTAGTCAACATAGTGCGGTAGGGTCTTACACTGGTCAAACAAGTGGGGTGACAGTTACGACTGGGTTTAGACCTAGACTTATAATAGTAAAATCTACAAGTAATGTAGAAAATTGGGTAGTATTAACGACAGACTTAGGTAGCGGTAATGCACTTAAAGCAAACACAAATTCAGATAATGATGAAAGCTCTAGAAATACTTTTACAGTTTCTGACACTGGTTTTTCTTTTCCGCATCAATCAACTGCCGATGCTGCCTTAAATGAAAACAATTATACTTATATATATTATGCAGTAAAATAATGGAAGATGTAAGGACAATAGGATTAACGATTTTGGCGCTTTTAATAAGTATGGGTGACGTTATGCCAGTGCTACAAATTATAAGTCTATTGTCGGCTAGTGTTTATTCGATTATAGGTATTGTGAAACGATTAAAGAAGTGAGATTATGAATTTACCAAAAAATGGCGCAGCTCGTGATATAAGACATTTTAGCGGCTCAGTTTTCGTCTTTGTCCTAATAGTAGTTATATTATTTTATTTAACTAAATATACTATTCCAAAAGAAAATTCAGCTATCGTAAATACTTTAATCGGTATGGTAGCCAGCTCAGTGGCTATGGTCATTTCGAGTATTACTGGTCAGAAAAAAGATGAAGAAAGACAGCTCAAGGAGCAAATAGAAAAAAAGGATATGCAAATAGATTTTCTAGTAAGAGAAAAAGACAGACTTGAAGGAATGATAATAGACCTACAAAAGCAAATCCTAGAAAATTACGACAATACTTTAGATCGAGTTTTACTTTCAGAGAGTCTGAGGTATGATCTAAAAAATAACCCTCCTAAAAACAAACAAAAATGATTGACTTTTTTAATAACATAAAACAGAAAATAAAAAGCTATGTAATTGTCAACTGGTTAAGCGATAGTATCTTTGATAAGGGTAAAATTATCTTTATGGGAGTAGTATTATTCTTTTTACTTGTTAAGATAATCCATGCTATTGTAACGTAAAAACAAAAAAATATATTCACTATATTTGTATTAAATTTAAAAATATAAACTATGCCTACAACGGGAGTATTTTCGGGAACTAATTTACTATTAAAGGTAGAAGGCGCAACGCTTGGACATACAACAAGCTGTACTTTGAGCTTATCAAATGATTTACCAGAAGCAACTAGCAAAGATAGCAGCGGCTTTCAAGAAGTGATCGCTGGAGTTATGAGCGGAGAAATTTCTTTTGAAGGTCTTGTAGCTTATGACGATGCTAGTAATGCAGTGGAAATGGCTGATTTTCTTTTAGCTAGAACTCAAATAACTTGTGTATTTGGTACTGCGCTGACTTCTGATGAGATTTATACAGCTGAAGGATTCTTAAATAGCGTTGAGATGAGCGCTGAGTCAGAGTCCCCAGTAACATACAGCGGCTCAATTACGCTTACTGGTGCAATCACTAAGTCTACAAATCCTTAATAAGATTAAAACATTATGGCAAACAAAAAAAGAGGGTATTACACCTTAGATATTGGTGGGCGTAAAAGAACGCTACACTTCTCCATGAACTTTTGGAGCGCATTTACTGAACAATTAGGATTACCGCTGGACAAAATAGGAACTATTTTTGAGGGCGGTATTTCTATTAATGGTATTAGAGCTTTAATTTATGCTGGATTACTTGCATACGATCAAGAGGAAGGCAACGAAATAGATTACAACGTTTACAAGGTCGGCTCATGGTTAGATGAAGTCGATGCTAGCGAATTAGAAAAGATTACTAATACAATGCTAGAATCTAAAATTCTAGGCAACGATCTTAATGTAGGCATTAAAAGAAACTCTGATTCTGAGGGAAAGAAGTAGCCGACTCCCTAACTTGGGAAACGATACTAGATTATTACATAGGGCAAGTCGGCATAGACCCAGATAATTTTTGGCGTTATACTTGGGCTGAAAATCAGAGGCTAGGCGAATCTTACACTATAAAACAGAATCTCAGCTGGGAGCGTATGAGGTATTTAGCAACCATGATACATAATGTAAATGTCACTAAAAGGCAAAATATGCTAAAGCCTCAGAATCTTTTTACCCTTCCTCAAGACAATATCAAAAGAATTATTAAGCCTAAAAGCACAAAAGAGCAATTTTTACAATTTAAAAAGGTTTGTGAAGATGCTGGCATAAAATTTTAACAAGACTATTTTTTGTAATTTTGTGACATGGCAAATATATTAGAAGTAATTTTAAAAGGTGATGCTAAACACCTAAACACCTCACTAGGTAAGGCTAGTAGAAATCTTAAAAATTTTGGCGACAGAGCTACTAACTTAGGAAAAAATTTAACTCTTAAACTTTCAGCTCCCTTAGCACTTGTAGGCGGTAAAGCTCTTAGCTCAGCTATGAACTTTCAGAAATTGCAAACTCAATTAGATGTACTTACTGGAAGCGCTGAAGCTGGTGCTGTCGCATTTCAGAAGCTCGTTAAATTTTCAGCTGGGACACCTTTTCAGCTTGACGATCTAGTAAGAGCTAATAATACACTTATGGGCTTTGGTGTAAGTGCTGAAGATGCTTTTAGGCATTTACAGTCTATAGGAGATATTGCAGCTGTTTCTGGAGGTGACCTTCAAGGTATTTCAGTCGCTTTTGGTCAAGTAGCCGCAGCTGGTAGACTAATGGGTCAAGACTTACTACAGCTTATAAATAATGGCGTACCTATCATAGATATGCTAAGTAAGTCTATGGGAGTAGCAAAATCAGAAATCAAAGATATGGTCTCTGAGGGCGCTGTTACTTTCCCAGTGCTTATAAAGGCTTTTGAAGAAGCTACTGGCGCTGGTGGTAAATTTGAGGGTGGTATGGAAAAGCTCTCGCAAACTTTAGGAGGTGTATTTTCTACACTAAAAGATAATTTGAATATAGCTTTTGCTGAACTAGGTAAAGAGATTGTAAATACTTTTGATCTAACTAATAACGCTAACGATTTTATAGATTTTATTAGAAATCTTACTGAGAGTTTTAAAAATTTAGAGCCTAGTACTAAAAAAATTATTGTTGGTATTGGTGGTCTTGCAGTTATAATACCTCCCCTTATAGTAGTACTAGGTACGTTAGCAAGCTCCATAGGTACGCTTATTGGCGTTTTTACTTCTTTAAATATTGTAACTGGTGGATTATTAATAGCATTAGGTCTTTTAGTAACTGCCTTTACAACAATAGCTAAGCAAAAAGTTTTAACAGACACAATAGCAAATCTCAACAAAGAGCTAGAAGAAAATAAAAAGCTAGTAAAAGAAGTAGCTGAAGAAAATGAAAAAGGCGTACCAGCTGTTTTAAAATTAGAAAAAGCTCAGAGAGAATTATTAAAAACTGAATTAAAGTTGCTTAAAGCGCAACGAGACAAAGAGCAAGGACTTATAGCGAAGGCTTTAGGAATTGAGTCAGATGAATATAAAAGACTGTCAAAAGAAATACAAAAAACTGAAAATGAACTTATAGGTCTTGACAATATTATAGGTCTTTACGAAGAATCTCTAAAAAGCAATAATAAAACAACAAAAAAAGCTGTACAAAATAATAAGCAAGTAGCTGAGTCATTTAAAAAGGTAAAAGACGAAGTAACTTTTGCAAAAGATGCTTTTAGTGAAGTTATGGGTAGGACTCAAGAATTATCTACTGCATTTAAAGAGGCTTTTCCAAAACCAGAAGAAATTTTTGACCCAAATACCGTAGCTGTCATTGACGAACATTTTGCGGACATTGAAGAGGATTTAATGGCGTTTACTCAAAAGACTAGGGAACAAATGCAAAAAGCAGCCGAGCAAACTAATTTTCTTGCCGATGCAGTGGGTAACTCTCTAATAAATGCCTTTACTTCTTTAGCTCAAGGAGGTGACTTTTTTAAATCTTTGATACAAAGTCTTAAAAAATTAGCTATTCAGTTAGCGGCAACTGCGGCTGCCGCTGCGATTTTAAACATTCTTCTACCAGCTTTCGGTGGTAGTGGAGCTTTGGCTAAAGGTGGTATGAAAGGTTTTAAAGCTATTTTTGGTCAATTATCTGGCGGAGCTGTGCCTTTTGCTAACGGAGGTATCGTCTCTACTCCTACTCTGGGAATGGTCGGAGAGTATTCTGGCGCTAGAAGCAATCCAGAGGTCATAGCACCATTAAATAAATTAAAAGGCATGATAGGGCAAGGCTCACAAAAAGTAGAGGTAGGCGGTGAATTTAGGCTGCAAGGTCAAGACTTAGTAGTAGCTTTGCAAAGAGCAAATAAAAATCGTAGTAGATTACTGTAATGGCTTACGAGGTAAAATTTGAGTTATTTTTCTCAGACGTAGAAAACAATAAATTCAAAATCGAAATACTAGAAAAAGATTTTGTCTTAGATCGTTTTGGAACTGGCGTACAACCTACTCAGCTTATTGGTACTAGCAACCCAGCTATAATAGAATGGGATGCCGATGATGACATTTACTCGCCTATTATTGGCTCTAGATGTATTTTAAACTTTTTTGTTACCGACTCAAACACTTATGACGACTTTTTTAAAGCTGGTGAGCGACAATATAAAGTAAAAATCCTTCAATATGCCTCTTATCAAAACAACTGGGAGGATGAAGAACTTAAATACGAGCAAATAAATCAGAATTGGGATGCTAAACTAGGAGCTGAGATTTTTTATGAGCCTATCTGGGAGGGGTTTATTGTGAATGACGGATATAGAGAGGCTGTTATTTCAGCTCCTTTTGAGTTAAAATTAGAGGCTATTGACGGATTAGGTACTCTAGATACTTTTGACGTACCATTTCCCTCTGACAATACAAGCTCAAAACAATCATTATTTTTTTACTTAAAAGAAATACTAAAGCTGACTGGTCATGAATTCGATATTTACATAAACAACGACATAAGAAAAACTGGAGGAGCGACAAATGACACTATTTTTCATGATATAGAAGTCAATAGATATATCTTTTCTAATAACAATCTTATTTTAAGAAACGCTAAAGAGTCATTAAAAGAAATTCTAAAAGTTACAAATAGTAGAATCTTTCAGTCTTTTGCTCACTGGTACGTTATAAATAACTCTAGTATTATAGACAAT